TTTAGATGTAAGAAAATAAAAATTGATTGGGTGTTTTGTTCCTGGAATTTCTTTGCCTTGAATGTTATCAGGATTAGAAACAGATAAGAATTGTTTAGATAGTCTTACTCGTTCTTCTTCTTGTTTTTCTTTTGGTACATCAAATAATACATTGATGTCTAAGTCTGCGTCATTTCTATATCTCTTTGTAAGAATGGAACCTATTAATCCTACTTTAAGAATAGTATATTCTTTTTCAAAATCTTTTAATTGGTCATCAATTAACTTCTTAACACTAGGTTTGATTTTTGGATTAGAAGTATCAGCCTCATCAAATACACCTGGAGCATATGTTCTACGAGGTATATCAATAATACTTTCTTTCATATGTTTAAAGTATTGTACTTGTTTTTCTCTATCAATAACATCTTTTTTAGTATCGTAAGTACCTAAATTCTTTCCTTTTTTAGAAACTAATTTATACTTACCATCTACTTTAACTATTGTTTCCTGTACTTCTTTAAATCTTTTTATCATACTCTTTTTCTTGCCTCTAGTTCTTTTTGTATCCACTGTTTAGCAATATAGTTATCAGGTTTTTTAGTTAATTGACTTCTAATAAACTTAGAAGCTTGATTTAATGTAATTGTAACCAATTCTTGGTCACTCTTATTGTTATCTAATATTAATAATCTATTAGGACTAAAAAGTCTTTGAAAGGCACCAATGTTTCTTTGTACTCCATCCCAACTTGTTTTTACAACATAGGCAGGTACTTGTCTTTCTCTTTTCTTTTGTCTTTCTAAAGCAACCTCTAAACTTGTATTAACAAATATCATATAACAATCATAACCTATACTTTTAAGCATATTGTATTGTCTTGTTACAAGGTCTAAATCTCTTCCCGTTGCATCTACAATCAACCCTAAACGGCCTTGTACATATGTATCTAACATAGTGGATGTTGTCATCTTTGCTCTTTGTCTAATAATGTTTCTAAAGTATTCTTCCTCGTCAGGCATTTTTAATGAAAGATTGGCCGACTTTAAACCCCTTTCAAATGCTGAATCAGAATTTACCAATTTTAAACCTGTGCCAGCAAATGCTGTTTGTGTTACAAATGTTTTACCAGAACCTGGTCCTCCAGCTAAAAAGAAAACCTTAAAGATACCTGGGTCATAAAGACCCTCGCTTATAAATGATTTTAATTCTTTTAATGTTTTCATTTTACTTTATCTATAATTGTTTGAGCTATCTTTTCGGGTGTACTACCTTCAGCTTTTATATTTATTATATTACTTTTAAAATAATCTAACAATGGTGCTGTTTGTTGGTGATACACTTCTAATCTCTTTTTAATAATTTCTGGTTTATCATCAGCTCTACCTCTTGCTGATAATCTTTTAATAATTTCTTCTTCACTTACTTCAAGGTTAATAACATAGTTGTATTCAATACTTTCCTTTTTCATTCGTTCTGCTTGGTCAACATTACGAGGGAAACCATCAAACACATAACCGTTTTGTGCGTCTGGCTTTGAAACTCTATCTTTAACTGCCTTAATAACAATTTCTAATGGAGCGAATTTACCTTGTGCTAATAAATCTTTTACTTTAACACCATCCGGTGTATCTTGTTTTGCTAAATCTCTCATCATATCGCCTGTGTAGATATGTGGTATGTTTAACTTTTTAGTAATGATTTCTGAGTAAGTTGATTTACCAGAACCTGGTCCACCAATCATTATGATTTTTGGTTCATTAACTGCCTCTGAAAAAAATTGACCAAATGTTTTCATTCGTTTGACATAGGACACCACGGTAATGGTTCCAACTCCTCTTGTAATCTTTCTGATTCTGTTTTTCTTTTTTCTAGTTTTTTTATAATACTATTTTTTAAATCATCACTAAAAGAATCCAAATATCTTTCCATTTTATTTTGTAAACTTTGTTTATACGATTCGTCTAGTTGTTTTTTTTCTATTTCTGCGTGTTCTAAAAAATCCATTATCCTTTTACCCAATCTTTTTCAGCCGTGAAATTGGCTCTACTAAATTCTAATCTATCTACCAACTTAACAGCACCAGCCACCTTATCAACGGCCACAAATCCTTCAGGCGCCGTTACTTTATAACCTGTAGGTGTTCTTAAAAAATGACCAATACTTTGTATCTCACTTAACTTACTTACTAAATAATTTTTAGCATTTTGTAGAGTAACGTGTGAAGCGATGGCAAAATAGAGTGCCTGTTTATTTCTATCTATAAATCTTAAATTGGTTTTTAATATATCTCTATATTTGTTTTTAGCACTTTCTGTTTTTCTGGAGTCTATTTCTGCTCTTAAAATTTGTTCGTAATATTCTCTAAACATATCTACCAATGTTTTTACCTTAGCCATATTACCTTGTGTGTTTCTAATAAAATGATTAAAGAAAGTTTTTAATCTATAACCTACAGATAGAGCATCGGAGGATGTTTTACTCATTTCATCTAGTATAGGGCCTGCTTTGGATAATGATCCTTCTGCCATTTTTAATTTGGAATCAAAATTAGATAATTCTGATGAAGTTAATTTAGCTGAGCCGCTTACGTCTGTGTAAGCAGCGTCAGCTAGGAATACGGAAGATATTCCAGATTTACCCGATACTGTACCAAAACCTGCTCTTAAATCTTTCATTTTCTTACCTGAATAAGATGTATGAAATACGATACCCATTCTAGCTCTTTGTATTCTTTTACCGATATCTGAATCAACAGGCACGGCATAGGTAATAGTGTTAGGTGTAAATGTAATCATATTTTCACCGTCAATGGTTGCTGACTTTAAATCTGATTTATCAAATAAAAAATCACCTTGTAATATACCAGTTATGTTTAATTTAGCTAATTCTCTTAAAGCTATAGTTAATTTATTAGCTAATTGGCCACTGTGATTTTTGTTTATATCACCTACTGTGTAATTGATCTTAGGAGTTACGTTGAATACTGATTTTGTACCGACAAAGAATTTGCCGTTTTCTGGATTGATACCAGCAATAATAGCTGGAGCTCCGTCCCATTTGACAGACATATTGACTTTCTTGCCAGATGAACCAGCAAGCATATTTCTAACAGATTTTAGGAAATTAATAGCATTAACTCCTCCGTTGGAGCCTCTATTAATAATATCATCCTCTACGTGTTCGAGGTGTGTATTCTTTTCTTTGGTAATGAATCCTTTAAAACTGAACATATTTCTCTCATTGTTTCCATAACTATAATCACGCACTCCATATAAATCAACTTTACTTATATTTATAAGACTTATGTTCTAATCCATAGGAAATTAGGTATGCCACCGTTACCTTCCCAAACTTTGAATTTGTTTTGAAAATTAGTTAATTTATGAGCATCCTCTTCAAAAAAATATTCCGCAACCACATTTTTTGTTGGTTCTTCAATTACCTGCCATATAATTTCTTTTCCTCTTTTAACCATCTTTTTTATATAAGATAGTGGTGGTTGTAAATTATTAGGCCGTTTATCGCCTCTGTGAAATTTTACTTTTTGTAGTTTTTGGTTTTTGGTTATCATTATATGATTTTCATATCCCAAGATATTATTTTTTTCATTGTAGTGGACTTGCTAGGTTCTGTAAAGTGTGAAATAAATTTAGGTACTACAACCATTTGGCCTTCTGTTACCGGTAATGGATAGTAAATAGTTCTATCTGAATACCAATCATTCCAAGGTTGTAAGTATTGTGTAACAGGTGCTTTCTTATCTTGTTGTAAATATAAGATACCTGTTAACCCAACTGAACCGTGATTGTGTGTTGTATGATAATCACCTTTTTTATATGATACCGACCAGATGTCTTCAATCTGAATATCTTTTTTTATTTGTTGTGATAACATATTTAATTCTTCCCCACAAATAGTAGCAAATGCTTCTGCTAAATTACTTCTGTCGCTTTGTCTATTAGTAATAAAAGTTTGCATACCGTGTTTTTTTTCAGGATATGCTTTCAATAAAGTTAGTAATTGTTTTTTCTTTGTGCTAAAATTTAGAGTTGGTATTGTCCAATACGGTATTCTAAACAGCGTTTCTTCCATCATATTAATTTATCTCCTTTTCTTCAGGCTTAACTTCTTCTTTCGGTTTAGGTTCAACAATTTTTTCTTTATAATCCAATCCTATTTTTTCCATAACCGTATTAAAGTCTTCTTCAACGTGCCAAAAGTTTTTGCTTGACCATAAAGCAACTTTGTTGCCAGCCAAAATGTCCCTATATACGGAAACTATATGATCTGTGTTAATCACTATTTCTTTTCCCTCAAATGGGGCATTTACATTTGTTAATACTACAAATTTACTCATTATTTCTCCTATATTTTAAAATCAGAAAACTTATCATAAGCCGTTTCAGGATTAGGAAAACTTCCTTTGTCTTTGGTTTGTACTATATTCTGTGCCGAATTTTCTACATCATATAATCTCATTTTACTTTTATCTACACCTACAATAAATGCCCTATTAATACCAGGATCATTGTATCTGTTTTTTAACTGTTTAACTTTCATTTGACCTAAAGCATCCAATTCTTCATTAGACATTAAAGCAAACATAAAGTCAGCCGTTGCTGGCAAACCAAAACTTTCAGATGTATCTTCTAAACCAATATCAGTAGATACGAAACCTGTTCTTGTTGTTTGTGTGGCACTAAAGATAGGTAGATTAAATTCAACAGCCAAACCTCTTAATTCTTCAGCAATAGCTTTGATATAAAAATATGATGATATGTTACCACCTTTAAAACGACTACTAGCACAAATATTTAGATAGTCAATAAACAGTACATCTGGTTTAAAACTTTTCTTTAATGATAGTTCATTAATCAATCCTCTAAAATGTCCACTATGAGCAGACGCCGTTGGATATTCTTTAATAATTAATTGACCTGCTGTTTTGCTTCTTAACTTGGACATTTTACCATCATAAGTTTGTTTAGGCATATCGTGTAGGT